GGTTAATTTATTACTGATATTTGTTAATTCATTTTTGGCATTTACTAAATTGCTATTTAACTCTTTAACTGCCAGTGCATCTACGAAGAATCCTTCCTCTGTAACAAGTGCAACATCATCAAGAGCAACCAATTTATTTTCATAAATATTATTGATTGCTGCTCTTTCTTCATTTACCTCTTTTGCCCCGTAATCACTACCGACTTGCTGATAGGTGGTTTCATCCTGAAAGGAAAATGTTCCATCATTGTTTACAACTTGCTTGTATTTTCTCTTGTAATTCGATGAATCCAAAATATCATCTTTGAAATCCGTTCTTAATGGTGTATATGCCATTTTCTTCACCTCTTACCTTTATATTTTCAAATCTGTTGTTGCCATGCCTAACGTTATGCTTAATCTGCGCGGTCTATATCTCTGCAATCCATTATAATAATCTAAGCAGATACGCTCAATCCGATTGAAGTCTTCAAAATCAGGCGTTTTCTCATTTGCATACCAAGTCTTTTTTTCTTCATTATTAAATATAAATGTGCTATTTCTTAATAACTCTAAATTGTCTTCTAGCCGATTAAATTCTTCTGCATACGGGAATTCATTATATCCAATTTTATCAGAACCCATATCTTCAAATGGTACTGTAGAATAAAACGACAATGCCATTTCGCGAAGATAAGCAATGTTGTTTTTAATTCGGTTGTAATCCTCAAAATTGAAGCTATCTGTGATAGCCCAATCAGTTTTTGGTTCGATCCACACTGCCTTTCCTCCTAGTCACAAGTCCACCGCCAAGCAATCCAGAATCAAATGTAATTTGAGCTTCTTCCACGACTGCTTTCAAGTTTGAATCATATTTGTTTTCCTGTCCAATCGTATCACCACAATCAATTGCCGGTTCTCCACGGTAGTCCAGTTCATATTCAATTCCAGACGAAAAGTAATCAGCAAGCCATGTAGCAACTTGCTTACTATGTTCTACATCAGAAATAATAGGATTCTGCCATTCTTTATCCGTACCACGATTGTTTACCGTCTGAACAGTATATGCCGTAGATACATTATACTTATATCCTTTTACAGTTATATTTACCGTCTCACCAATTGCAACACCAGACACAGCAATTTCAACACAATATGCTCCGGAAGATACAACATTTGCCGATTGCCCGCTCTTTCCATCTTCGATACTCACTGTATATCCGTAGCAAGCATCAGACATATAATAAATAGCATTTTCACCGTCATACGTGAGCGTTTCCGTTGCAAGTTCATCTTCAATACTTGATTTTGAATAAAGATATCTAGCAACTTTCACGTTCTTGATTCTATCAAGCTGTGTCCCAACAGGTGTAGAATATAAATCGTCGTACTCAATCCGATAAGACGTTTCTGAACCGATTGAAATATAATCCACATGGATTCTGCTGTTCGGCTCAGTCTCTACAAATTCGATTTCCATCTTGTCGTATTCTGGAAAATCGTATTGGATTTCAAAATCATTTGCGATTCCAGATTGAATTGTCAGTGTATCGCTCAATACATTATCTGCATATGTCCGTATAATAAATTTCTTTGGAAGTTTGTTGCCAAATGCAATGTAAATACCATATGCCTTGTATTTTGCTTCAAGCGTTCTTGTAATGACTGGATTTTTTGTAAACAGACCGTTTTCATCACTGATAGCAGAACTTACATATCCGGTATTCTGGACATCTTCCTTTGGCAGAAATAGCATCTTTCCATCCGCCAACCATCTATTTTTTTCATAGGTTGCAAAATCTGATTTTTGAGTCTGGATATCAACATTTTTTATATCGGAATAATACGTAGTTCCATTTGATGTTGTTTCCATACTCGGTTGAAATAATGAATGAATACGGATTCTTCCGTAACGGTCATAGTCAAGTACACATCTTCCGGCATTTGCTATGATCTGTAGTGCTTCTTTATGCTTTACTTTTGGAAGCGGATTATGGATAATAACTTTTTTCAAGTAAGTATCCAAATAATAATCATCATTTCCAACACCAGCATCCGTAAGTACAAGAACGGCTAAATCATAAAGTGTAATGCCATTTTCATAATACTGTCCTTTGTAATAGTCATCGTCAATGAATTTCAAGACATCTACCGCCCTAATAGTGGCTTTTTCATCAGATGCACTCCATTCATATACATATAAGGAACCCATCTGAAGCCATTCAATACTACCATTATCAAGTTGGTATCCAATTGTTACATTTAATCGCTGTCCACTTTCCAAGAAGTTGATTTCTGATGCCGGATTATCTATATTGAATATCTGATTATCATTATGAAGCGTTACACTAAACTCTGATTCCGGTAAATCATCATTGATAGATGAAATGGTTGTCTTATTGCTTGCGTTAAGAATCCATTCATTGTCATATTCCAAACCAAGACCAAATTGAATATAATCAATTCTAACTCTATTGTTCGGGACACTCATTTCAGTAATAATAAGCTCAATGTATGCCGTATTATCAAACACGGTATCTGTCTTGAAAATCTGCTCATTATTTTTAAAATTAACAGATGCACCATTATCAGTTACTACAGAAAATTTTGTAGGATAGCATTCTCCAAATTTGATTGTCAGACCTTTAATATCTGATTTTCCGCAACCAAAATCAAATTTTATATGCATTTCACCAGAAAACAAATCATTGCACGTATATCCATCAAGCCAATATTCTTCTGCATTCTCTGGCAAAAAGTACATTGATCCATCAGCCTTAAACATATCCTGTTCGTAGGTTGCATATCTCTTAACTGTATGTTGCCGAAAAAGCGATTTCGGATCAGAAAAAGTAGTGTAATCCGTATTTTTCAGTGCTGCTGATTGTTGCGCTTCTTGATTTATGAGTCCAAGCTGTATCTTCATATACGATTCGTTACGGATTGGACGCTTCATCGATTCTTTATATTCTTTAGAAGTCTGAAACATTTCTACCACCCCGAATCAATAATGTTGACTTTACAGTTTATGTATGCCACTGGTCTACCGGCTTTATCGTATTTAAACACATCTGCCGTTCTGTCACCCGGATACATCGTTAATGTAATCCAGTTGTTTTCAACCATATCCCAGAATTTTACTGTTACAAAGAATTTTTTGAACTCTTTAAGCATATCTGACCATGTTTCTGCATCTAAGTACGCCCATTCCAGGTTGTCAATCTTATAATTGTCTCTTCCAACCTTCTGACCGACAACCTTGTTATTTGCATTTCTGGCTGAATTTACTGCCGTAGTCACTACCATATTGGGATAACGCTTCGGTGCAGGAAACGGCTTGCCATTTACAATTATAAAATTTGATATATGTCTTGCTGCCATTTCCTACCTCCTACGCTGGTGAAAAAGAAAAGCCCGTATTTCTACGCGCTTTTGATATCTGTTTATCCATTCTTTTTCCATCCATATTTACGCTTGTATCCTTTTTAAGAATCAATTTCTGATATTCAATAACTGTTCTTAAAAGTGCATTTGTTTCATCATTCGCCCTTTCAACACCAGAGCTTACGCCCTCTACAATCTGATTATTGTTTGCAACGACATGACGATTTCCAATACTTCCAATATATTCAGAGCCGAATCCGTTTTCATTGGCAACATAAACTTCACCATTCATCGGGAAACCACCATCAGCATATCCATGTCCATTCCAGCCACGTGATAAGCTACCATATCTTGATACCGTGTATCGAATAGCAGCTATCATGTTTGACAGCGGATCATAAATATTTTTGTTGTATGGTGCAAGTGCATAACTACGGAATGTCGGGTCAATGACCTGCATAAGTCCCTTTGACGGAATACCGGCTTTTGCATTGCTATCCCAGTTGTTAATAGCATTCGGATTACCGCTTGACTCGGACTGCATCTGCATCAACAGACGATTCAGATTTGATTCACTGTACTGTCCAGTCAATTTCAATGCTTTCTTAGCAAGCTTTCTCCACTGCTCTACTCCGGCAGACGGATTATATTTAACATTCGTACCACCGAAATCGCTCAAAAGACCTTTAATGCTATTCACAGCCGCATCGAATACAGAGTTGACAGCACCTTTCGCCATAGATAATCCAGGTTCAAGCGCGCCAGTCAAATCCGTGAATTTATCAATTGCAATCTGCATGAGTTTTCTTGGATTTTCCACATAGTCAAGAATATCTCCCGTGAAATCTTTGATTTTCGCCCAAGCATTACCAAAGAAATCTCCGATACCGCTCTTGAAATGAGGAATATTCTGCATCCGCATCAATGCTTTTGTCTGGTCTGCCGGGAGTACTTTTGTTCCTTTTGGCATTGGTAACATTACATTACGACCTCTAGGAATGATTGTTTTCCCGTTCGGAAACTGTACCAACTCACGGTATGTACTTCCGGTTTGGTCATTAACAACACCAAGTGTGTCATGCGCTACACCATCAGTACCAGTTGCAAAATTCACATACGGATATGTTTTTCCAGATCCTAGTTTTCCAAGTACCCAGTTTACGCCACCAATAACGCCATTTAAGGCATTTCGAATAGGTGATTTGATTTTGTCGCCAATTCCACGAAAATAAGACCCGATATTATCGAAAATGCCAGTTATTCCATTGTAAGCTTTCCGGAAAGTATCCCTAAACCATGTTGAAATAGAACCCATGTTATTCTGGATAGCTTTTCTCTTATCTCCAAACCATGAGCCGATATTCTGAAACGCAGATGCAACATAACCTCTTGCGCCTTTGAATTTCGTATTAAACCAGTCAGAAATGTTATTCATATTGGTTTGAATATCAGTTTTCTTCTGACCGAACCAGCCACCGATATCCTGAAATGTATCAGCCACGCGTGTACGTGCATCTTCATATTTTTTTCCAAACCAATCAGCAATATCGCTATGTGCATTTTTTACATCGGTTTTTCTATCTGCATACCAAGTGCCAATGTCCTGAAATGCATTTTCTGTTCCAGTTCTTGCATCTTGATATTTTTTTGCGAACCAATCAGCAATATCACCCTGTGCGTTCTCTATATCTTCTTTTCTTTTTTTGAACCAATCTCCGATATTACTAAAATTTTCTATTGCTGCTTTGTTTGCACTTTCAATATCCTTGTCAGATAATCCAGACAATTGACTAGGGGATTGATATATCACTCCGTAACCAGCTTCAAAAAACTTGTTATCTGTCTTTTTCCAAAGTTCATTCACCTTATCAAAAATTCCCAAAGAGTCTTTCAGTTCTTTATTTGAAAGTCCATCTCCAAAAATTGCTTCGAAAAGACCTTTCATTATTCCTGTTTTGAAATCTTTCGGAAAGTTGACTAGTGCTTTTTTTAGAGCCTTGAAGAATCCTCCCAAATCCCACGCAAGACCTTTCCAATCAATGCCACAGATAAAATCAACAATTTTCTGTCCGATTTTCTCCCACGTTTTATCCTCTGCCAGACCATCTATGAAACCAGTAATTGCTTCAAGAAAACCTTCGCCAAAATGACTGAATGTTTCAGCGTGTAATCCAGCATCCCAATTCTCAAAGAATCCAGTAATACTAGCAGCCAGTGAATCTCCAAGATTTCTCCAATCAAAATTGACTGCAAATGAATTTGCCGTGTGTAATGCTGTGTTAATTGAGTTTGCGATAGTAGTCCCTAAATCATAAAAAAGACGTGGCGAAATCAATCCATTAAGGAATGTAGCCAAGTCTTTTCCAAAATTATCAGCTTTACGATAAACCGTTTTCCACGGAATACTCTCCATTGCAGAACTCAGCTTATCTCCGAGCATTTTACCGATATCGGTAAAATCGGAGTTTTTGATAGCTTCTTTAAACTTATCAGCTAGTTTATTCATAGAGTTTGGAACTTCTATCGTTTCAAACATATCTGAGATAGATGGACTTCCGCTAGAGCTTCCACCAGAGCCGGAACCACTACCAGAATTGCCGGAATTATCTGCCGGCTGAATGACATTTAATTCATCAATGCCGAGAGTATAATTCTGTAAATCCTTAATTGCCTTTGCAGTATCGTTTGCTTTATCTTTTGTTGTATCAAGTCCAGCACCGTAATCTTTCCATGCTTTTTTAGCTTGTACAACAAAACCTTTTCCGGTAAGCGCAGCCATAAACTGACCAACTGCATTTAGCGCACCGGCAAGCATATCAATGAAAGATTCTATATACGGTCCGACTACATTCACAACCGGTGCAAATGCTACCGCCCACGCATTTTTCAAATATAATAAGGATGAAACCATTCCAGAAATACTTTTGTTATATTCAGAGCTATACTGTACAAGGTTGTCCGAACCTTCCTTGATTGCCTGTTTTATCTGGCTGATAGCTCCAAAAATGGTTGAGAACATAATGGATGAACCTATCATTCTTCCAAACGGCATTCCGTTCCTTTTGTTGCCACCGTCAGAACCGCCAAGAAGCTCTTTCAATGTATGGAACGGATGAATCGCTTTGTTTGCAAGATTCTTCGCATTTTGAATTGATTTTCCAACTTTATCAAATGATTTTTTTACGGAATTTATGTTGTTGGTAACACCTTTTATACCGTTGACCGCCCGTTTAAAGATATTCGCTTTTTTCGCAGCATCTTCAAATGAATTACCCGCTCTCTTCGCTTCGTCAGCTCCCATTTCAGCTTTGACTGATTTCTGCATTTCCTGATCGTACTGTTTTTTAGCAGCTTTAACTTCTGCGCGTTCTCTGTATACTTTGTCGTACTCCGGATCATATTCCGTTAATCCCTTTGATGCTAATTCAGCCAATTGTTTGTCAAGTTCTTTGATGCGTGCATCAAAAGTATTAACTTTTCCGACGTCAAAGCTTTCGTTCAAGCTATTGGCTAAATCTTTTGCAGAATCATCCAATCCATTAAAAGTTCTCCAAGCAGAATTCCCGAATTTGTCTACAGCATCATTCCAATTTTTAACCCCGTCTGCAACATTTCCGAAAACCGCTTTCATCGCAGACTCATCGTAATTCATTGAGTCCGCAGATGTACTGTCACTTTTAGGCAAACTGCTATCACCAGAATTTTTTATAACATTTCTGTCGACAACAGCTTGAGCCTCTTCATTAACTTCAATGTACCTGCCAAGAGCCTCTGTGGCAGAATCAAGAGCGTTTTCGTATTGATTCATTTGCATTATTTGCTTGTACCAATTTTTGCCACCTAAAGAGTCTGTCCCTTCGAGTTTTATTCTGTCAGAAATTCCTTGTTTTGTATTTTTGTATAATTTTTCAAAGTTTTTAACTTGCTTTCTGAGTTCGTTAGCGCCCATACCAGAAAAATCCAAGTCGAGTGTAGAATCTTTAAATCTATTCTGTAGTGTCTTAAATTCCTGAGCTGGATATTTCAAATCACTTCTATTTGCCCTACCAGAAGCACTCTGACCGCGAACACTACCGGTAAGCTCAACAATTCTTTCAAGACCAGAAGTATCCATTCCGGCACCAAAAATATCTGAAAAAGATTTTCCAGTATCGGCAACACCTTTCAACGATCCAGTCAAATCACTGGATTCAGATTTTGCTTTTTCAATGTTTGCAACAATCTCATTAACACCAGATATAACGCTCTCATAGGCAGCATCTTCCATCCATTCAGGTTTGTAAAAAGAATTGCTTGTCTCATAGAACTTTTCCAATGCGCTGTTAAGCTGATAAAATTCATCCTCAACATTGTTCGCATCTTTAAGAAGTCCAGGAAACATATCTTTCGCTTCATTATAAAAAGAGTCCAGTTCTATTCCACTTTTGGTAGAAAGTTTCTGTTTCATTACCGGAACTCGGTTTTTGTAAGCATCACCAAGAGATTTAGCTGTTTCCGGCGTAATCTTGATTTTGCTTGTAGTCTTAATCCAGTTGTATAACTTCTGATATTCTTCAGAAGTGGATTTTGCTACAGAACCATTTTTAGCAGTAATCTTTCCAAGTGCTTCAAGATCAGTGCTTAATCCACTATAGGATTTTCCACCATTTGCAGACAAGCCACCAGCAATCTTCTGTGAAAGTTCCCGAACCTGTCTCTGTACTTCCGGAGTGGCTTTATTGAGGTTGAAACCACTGATAAGTTCATCTGCCAGTTTCTTACCCTGACTTCTGGCAGCTTTATCCATAGCATTTCCAGAGAACAATTTGTCTACGTCAACGTTCTTGAAAGAAATACCGCCCTGCGCCATTACCATGAACTTTTCCAGTGCTGTAGCTGCTCTATTTATTCTTCTTTCCAGACCAGACAAAGCTCTGTTCGCCCGGTTGGCTTCTGCCTCAACAACTATCTCTAATGAATCAATTTCGTTTTCAGACATCTTACTCTCACCTACCTCTTGCTTCGTTAAATGCTTTTGCGTATGCTGCGAAATTTACGGATGCAATCTGCGTATTTTCCTCAATCGCTTTCTCAATCTCTTCCTCTGTCATTTCCAACTCTTCTGTGAAGATAAAGTTCTTTGACGGATATTGAGCTTTGGAATCCAGAGCACAACCAATCGCCTTTCCAACATAGATTCCAACCATCCATGCGGAAATATCTGCCATTCTTGCTTTTTCACGTTCTTCCCTATCTTTTTCTTCCTTATAAATAAGAAGAGCTTTTGGAGTCATGTCCCAAAACTCTGCATAGGAAATACCGCAACGTGCAGCCATCGGCAACCAGTATTGGTAAATATAATCTGTGTAACTGGAAAAATGAATTATTCTTCCGCTGTTACTTCCTGATTCTCGTCTGTTTTCTTCTTCTGGTTCTTCTTCGGTTCTTCCGTTTCCAGACCCAGCATCTTTTTGAAAAAATCAGACTGTTTAACTGCCTCCGCAAATGCATCGGTAATATCGAACATAGAACCACCACCGAGAATATGCTGTGTAACAACACGCTCTGCCTCGGCACGATCACATTTCAGTACTACACAAGTAAACGCCATAGCAATAAGAGTCATCTGACCTCTTGAAAATGCTTCTGTGATTGAAATTCCCTGACTTTCCATGTGTGTATAGTCACCGAACTGTAATTCCGGTACGTTGTATGTCTTGTTATTGATTTTCACTTTAACCATATCGGTATCTCCTTTTAACTAAAAAATAGGAAGCCTGTTACGACTTCCTATCCTGATTTTTACTGCATATTACCCAGCAAACTGAGTAGCAGCATCTTTATTGTAAACTTCTGTTGATGGCAGAATAGAAAGTGTCATTTCTCTTGCTCCGTTTACGGCACCCTCGTTTACGAAAATGTCATGCTGCCCTTTCCAAGAGAACTTTCCGTCTTTTCCATCTGCGCCAAAATCAAGCTCATAAATCTGATCTGTATTGGCTGTCTTTTTGATAGCGTCAAACTTTTCCTTGTCATAGTTACAAGTAAACTGCATTGCGCTTACGGACTGTACACCCGGAACAAATGTCTGCGCATTGTCTTCCAGATCAGTAGTTTCAATTGTTTCTCTTTCTCCACCTAACTGTGGATAGCTTTTGATTTTGCATAACTGTGCAAGAGCTGATGCAGTAGCACCGGCTTTAAGTACAGTGTTAATTGTGCTCATTCCAGCTGACATATTATCTTCCTTTCTACCGCTAACTACCAGCGGTCAGCGAATACCTCCAATTGGTATCCGGTGCAAATTTAAAATTTCTCTATTTCATTCACTGATGATACAAGACGGTTGAATCTTGCCACAGTGCGATAAATGTTTGTATCTGATGCATTATCGGCAGGTTTCGGACCGTATGATCGGATGTAACCCATCTGTCGCATAGCATCACAACATTGATTTATGATATTCCTTGATTCCGTAATGTTTTTATTGGAATAACACTGAATCTCAATTACTGATTTCACAGCATTCTCACTGTTTTCCAAATCCATGCAAGCATCTTGATTGTCAATCTGGACAACCGATACTGCCGGAAATGCCGGAGGACTTTTACTGGAATAATTGGATACATTCTTACAAGTTTCTGCCACATAGGTTTTTATGTTAGTCAAAACTCTATTTGAAACGTCAATCATCTCCAAACACCCTCCTTGCAATCCTTGTAATTGTTTCTATGTTCCTTAATTCTGATGCCGTATTATACATGAACGGACGGGACGGCATACCCTTTGTCCAATGCCATTCTCCATTTTTGAAATAAAACCATCCTTTTTCGCCATGATTATTTACGTCATACTTCCAACCAATAATTGAAGTATCTGGATGTGGATTTTCTGATCCAACAATTCCAGTACCAAACTCAACGAATTTCGCCCACGGGCAAGCCGTATAAATGACATATTGGGAGCCATTGTAAATAATGTCACCCGGTTTCAGGCTCATACTGTTCAATAACTCACCAGTATAGATTGCGTCCTCACTCAAAATATTGGCTTTTGCAATCGCAACGCCCTCTTCGGCTAACTGCCTGGTAAATTCATCGCATTTATCATTCAGACTTAATCTGTACTTTCTCACCTTTTCAGCCAGCTCGCGGAAACTTCCTGGAGATAACTTAGCTGTGTATCTAGGCATTTTTCGCCCTCACTTTCAATGCGATAACCAGTCCATTTATTCCATCTGCAATACCGGCAACAGTATAATCAGCAGAATCCTTATCCACTGTACCATCTGCATTCAGAACCGGTTCAGATGTCCACACAATTGATTCCTCTTTAATAGGAAGGTTCTCAACCGTGGACGCTGTTCTGGTGTAGTCCAGATTTGTTCCAAACATATCAGCATAAGCGTTTCCTCTACTTGCAGACAAAGAGGCGTAAAAAAAAGCCGGGGGACTATAACCGTTGTCATAATCTCCCGTTTCATCCCCGTTTTCATCAAGAATTGGAATGTTTTCAGTGTAATTGGAATACCATAATTTCTTTGTGTTTCTTTTCAGATTTCTCAATATACGCCACCCTCCACCGTAAATGCGTACCCCTGCGACCAAAATGGTCACGCACAATCTTCTTTTGCAACTTAACCCAGTTGCCGGGAGATAATCGGATCACCTAACCTCTCTTAAATCAGTGCGCATATAGCAACAACTCCTTCAAGACACGTGTTCCGGTTCGCCCATGCTCGGCTGCCGGTATTATCGCTATGGGAAAGCTCTCCCTCAGCTCCAATCTGGTTGTAATCATACATTGCAAGGTTGCGGATATTGGAAAAATACTTCTCCATATCCTTATCAACCATATCGTCTGTATAACTATCCGGGTAATTCCGTAATTTCTTTATTTCTCTATAGGCATTTTTGACTTTTACAAGAAGCATGGATAAATCAGTTTCATCTGAAATACCAAGCTCTGTTGACAGTTCATCGTATATTTCGTTTACCAATTCATCCATACTATCACCTATTTCTTCGGAGGTCTTCCGACCTTTGGTTTCGCAACCGCCGGTTCGGATTCCTCTACTTTCTCTTCTAATTTAACTTCTTTCCATCCGCACGCAAGAAATGCGCTTTTCTGGATTTCAGAAGCGACAGTTACACGCTGTCTATCTTCTTTTTCCAATGTATACATCAAGTATCACTCCTACTCTGTCGGATCTTCACATACACCGATAGCGTCTTTCTTCTTGTTAAGTACAAATGCATCATAGCGAACACGTCCTTCAACAAGGTATCCAGAAATACCAGGCGCATCATCGTGAATCTTGTACTCTGCAAGTTTGATCGGTGACGGCATAACAATCGGATTAGTGATAATAAAATGTACTTTTTCCGGGAAGTAAGATTTCGGAGCTTTTACGAAGTAAACACCATCAACTTCTCCAACAAGACCGTTAATAGCAATCTGTGTAGCCATATCGCCTTTTTTGGTGAATGCTTCATCCAGTTTCAGCATATTGTAGTAGCCTGGTGTACAAATGCAGATTCTTCCACCAGTCGGAACTTTCTTGTTGTCAAGAATTTCCTGAACTGCAAGGAATTTTTCATATGCATTGGCTTTTGTTACTGCTGTATCTTTTACGATGTTTCCAGCATCAGCACCCGCAACAAGCTTAGCAATACGGTATGTATCGATTTCCGGGATAACAACTTCATCAATCTGTCTACGGAGTGCGGCACCAGCTTCCATTGTTCCCATTGTGTCATCTTCACTCTTCTTATCGATTGTGAATGTGAACGCACGGTCTTTTGCAAGTGTCATTTCCTGCACTTCATTTCCGAGTTCTTCTGGTGTTCCATATCTGCTTGCGCCCTCTGTAGTGTAATCGCCCATTGCTGCTGTTGGCATAGAGTATACTTTTACAGTAGAGACTCCAAGCCATTCAAATGCGTAGTTTACCAGTGAAGAGGTAAGCGCACCGAGTTTAAATCTTTCATCCACCTGCTGTGAATATTTAGCTGCGTAATTTACTGCCATCTTAAATTCTCCTTTACTAACTTTTGGTAATCAGCGAACACTTCTTTACGTGTCCGGTATCATTAAGGAAGATTAACCATTAAACCCTTTTAGGAATGGATCTTCTTTTCCATCTTCTCCCTGTCCGGCATTAACCGGCGGTCTGCTTTTCTGCCATTCTGCCTGTGCAGCCTTAATGGATGCATTATTGAATTTCTTATAAAGCTCTGTCACTTTATCACTTTCTCCGGCAAGTTCGGCTGTAGCTGCTTCTTCTGCCATTTCCTCAGACATTCCAATCGCCATATAACGCTTCTGCGCATCAATCTTAGCAAGCTTTTCTTCAAGCTCTTTTGTATGGCGTTCTTTTGCTTCTTCTGCTTCTCTCTTTGCTTCTGCTTCCTGTTCTTCGGCTGTCTGCTTAGCTTTCAGCTGTTTGCGGTAATTAGCAGCTTCGGAAGAAGTTTTATTGTAGTCATTCTGAAGCTTTGCATTTTTGGCTCTTTCCTGTGCAAGCAATGTCTGCGCTTCTTCAAGAGTCATTTCATGCTCTTCCGGCTTGTTTTCCGGTTCCTGATTCTGCTGTACCTGTCCATCAAGGTTTTTGTTGTCTTCCATAGTTATCATGTTCCTTTCTTTCGCGTTTAGAGTTCTCTCTCATCAGTTACATTTCGCGATTATAGACTTCTCTGTCTTCCGCGTTTGGTAAGGCACTTCTCTGTGCCATATGAAAACAGTCATGGTTTTGACCGTAATTTCTATAAATAAATAATTGAGCACCGACAATTGATAATCTGATTTGCACTCGCTCCAAGCGAGGTATCCTTTGGGAATTGCATCCACGAATCCCCAACATGAAAAGCCTGTCCAATCGGAATGTATTTCCCATTGATTTCTCTGTGATCTTTCCTTGTTACCTCATCCATAATAGATTCCCACCGTTTCATGGTTTTGCCGGAATTAACAGCCTCCATATATCTTGCGTGGTTAATCGCCGTATTTACTTCATTTTCAGCTATAAACCTTGCTCTATCTAGCGAATAATAGTAAGGCTCGCTCTTATGGCTTTTCGTGCTGTCTATAACATCGTAAGAAAAGCTTTTTACATGCGTTCCCAAGTATTTGTCTACGTCCGTGTACTTTCTAAGCGTTTCTAAATAAGAATCCTCAATTTGATTACGGATTGGCTCATAATCGGTTTTGTTCGATTGAGCCATCGTAAATAGCCACGCCATAGTAGCGATGAAGTTGTTTTCTAAATCTTCTGCCATATGGATTCTTTCTGCTTTGTCCTCTTCCGGAATATTCATTTCACCGAAATACTGTTCAAATGACATACTCCGTTCATTCGCAACCAGAGCATTCAATTCATCAAAACTAAGATTCGTGAACATCTTCATCACCGCCATTATCGGTATTCATTCCATCAAGAATCGGGGAATTTCCAGTCTGATCAGATAAGTCAGACATCATTCTCTTCTGCTGCGTCTGTTGTTGCGGACCATCTTTCTTAATCAATGATTTCTGATATTTTTCAATCATATCTCGGCTATCAGCCCATGCCTGAGCGACATCCGGGAACAAGTCAACCTGTTCCATAGCAACACGACCATTTACTCCACAATTTATCATTGCAACCATCGAATTAACCTTTGTAGCAAGGTCATATGTCTTATTTCTGATGAATTTTGGCTTCACGTCCGAATATTTCAGTTTTAGAAGCGGACTATCATACGGCGTATCTGTAGATGCCTTGATAGCAGCTAATTCAAGTTTTACGATTTCCGCTTTTCCACGGCGTAAAATCTGCTCTTCCTTGCAAGCACTGTTTTCCGCAGCACTCCAACCAGAAGACATATTCATAGCAGAGCCGGTAGAACCACCGCCGGGGTCTGTTTGAATCGGTACATAAGCTCGCTGTAAAATCGTGTTTCTCTTGCTTACGATATTTTCCTGCACACCGGAATAATCAAATGTACTGGAAACAGCCTTCAGTAATGGCGTACCGCCGTTTCCGGTATTGTTAGCAATAATCCACTGTCCTCCAACCGGAGCTTGCGTTTTACCGTTATCATCTTTCGGCAATTCAAATCCAACGCCGAAGAATACTTCCTGCGTAGTCTGTGCTACCGCATTGGCAAAATCAGATACTTCTACGTTCAGAGCATTCATATCTGAAATCTGACGTTCAAAGCATCCTGTTCTATCGGTAGCTCGATTAAATTCCACAATCGGAATCATTTTCAGTGGATTGATTTCTCCACTGTGCTGCATGAACGACCAAGGATTCTTAGGTTTCTTTCCATTGGTGATTTCACGCATGTCTTTAATTTCGTATCTTGTGTCCGGAGTGAACACGGTATAATAAACTGTTCTGTTCTTTGTTCTGCAGAAAGTAACACCGGCAAGTTTTTCTTGCAGTGCCGAATTACGATAAATGCAGAAAGTAAATAATGGATTCAGCGTTACCAAATCAAACGGGCAAAGTCCGTCAAAGTTGCGCTTGATATCAACAAACTGATAGCCAACGCCGGTAATCTCAACAAATCTTCCAAGCTCCTGATCTTTGGAGAATGCATATTCTGCATCGTTAAGCTCATTCAACATAGAAATCGAATCATCTTGGAAATCATTATCCTGTTCTGTTGATTTCTTCAAATCCTTATTTCCACGCTGAACATATGTAATTGGCTGCCCCCATACATAGCCAAGCTTGAACTCTGTAATCTGGTTTGCTAAGTTATCAGATACCTTGATATTTACTTCCTTACGGATAATTTTCTTTCTTACAAGTGGCTGGATACCTTTTTCGTATCGCATCAGAAGCACCATATCATCTACATTTTTCATGTGAATCATCATCGCTTCTTCCAACACCTGAAAGATATTCTCGCTTGTAATCTTTGCAACATCCGTATAAATCCGGCATCTGCCAGTCAGTTCCGGATACACAAACACTTCATTGTCCTCAGACACCGAATTTCACCTACCTTTGCATAAAAAAAGAAAGAGCTTCACGTGATAGCGACACGCAAAACTCTTTATTCATGAACGAATTACAATTTCTTCGATTATAATTATATAGTATTTTTTTATGCTTTTTATGCAAGTTACTCTGAAACATACTTTTTTATTCTTCTGGATACTACAGACTGGTCGAGTCCAATTTCCATAGCAATTTGTTGCTGAGACTTTCCATCTTTCACATATTCCAGAATCATTTTATCTTCCAGATCCGTACAATCGGCAATCAGCCGGTCAATTCCAATCGTAAGATTTTTCAATCGGTCAATATCCTCTTGCACCTTAACTTCCATTTCACGACATTTCTGTTCCCACTCTTTCATCTGTGCTATTTCATATTCATTGCATCCGCTGACGCTGAATCCACGTGGTTCATACGGGAACTGAGAATTGGAGCCGTAAACTTTCCCGGCATAGCAAGATGGGCGCTTTTCTATGTAGTCTGCAAGCTTCTGTTTGTCCTTTTCAAGGAGGACTCCAAGCAATTTGTAATTTGCAATATCTTTTCTGGTGATTTTCATTTCTGTGTATCCTCCTTAAACTGGGCTCTGGATAATCTGCGCTGCTCTTACAAATCCAGTAGTAACAAACAATGCGAAACTTGCTAACCCGTCCGGCACGTCATCATGCGGATTTTTACCGCGTACTGAATAGCTGAGCAAGAATCCCATCATCTTTCCGTAGTCCTCTTTTGGTTTGTAATTCTCTCGGTCACGGAATAGTACGTGTTTCTTTACCCAATCTGCATTTACAATAATTTTCGTCTCTTTGTTGGATTCCGTATATTTCGTAGTAATGTTGCAATGACCGCCCTTTTGCTCAACCAGTTTGCTTACTTCCAGTGCTACACGATCACCACCATTGTTGCTTTCAAACTGGCATTGTTGCATACCAGTATTTACAATCAAGTCAGACGTTCGCTCATACTGAATTCCATAATTAGAATTATCATCACAGATGCAATCCGTAAGATAAAAGTCGTTTCCGTACTGTAACATACACGGCAAGAATAGGAAGTCAGTACCTTTATTCTTCGTATCGCATATTCCCCATACGGCATCCGGTTCCGTAATAGGTAATGTAATGAATCTCCTGAGTTCTTCGTCTGTATACAGAAGTCCTTCACGTTCGATAGGCTCATTCTTGTACAGGCACTTGTAGGAGATTTCATCCATTGTTCTTTCCTGATCGTGGAAGAACTCAACACTGAATCCATTGTATTTGTAATCAAAGTTTGATTTTCCTGTTACCGGATCAATGTCTGGAACAGCAATGAATTTCGCTCTATCATCTCCGTCATAAATATCTTTCAGCTGACCAATAACATCATGCACGGACCATCTGGTAGCAATATGGATCTCCTTACAGCCGTCCATTTTTCGCTGTTTAGCATCAGTACCGTAGATTCTCCATAACTTGTCCAGAATATTTTTATTCAGTGCTTCTTCGATACCACCAATCAAATCATCACAATACAGGTATCTGTTGGCACGGACCTTACCGGCATTCTTACTTCCTACAGATGTACATTGGATATTTGAGAATGGTTTGTATTTGTTGAAGTTGATGGTTTCTCGCTTAGCATTGGTGCTATGAAATTTCACATCCGGAAAAATCTCTTGCCAGCAATATTCATCTGAGTTCGTTGTGATATCCATTACTCCGTCATAGAACATTCTGGTAATATCTCCACTGTGCGAGAAAAACAAACTGAAATCATCCGGGTGTCTTCCGATTATCCATGAACAGAAAAACTTTTCAAGAGTAGTTTTCTGCGTACCCGGTGGCATGGAAATTGAAAGAATATCCAATTTATCATCTTCCATGTCCTGTAGAGATTGAATCAATCCATGCTTATTCAATTGCTTTCTTTTTGGAGAATAAAAACGATCCTGTTCTAATCGCTTTCGCTCAAGATAGAGCAGATAGCTGTCAAATAAATGTGGCGCTTCAAATTTTAACGCCTGCCAATACAAATCCTCAAAACGTATATCTTGATTCTGTATAAGGAGCCTTTGGGCTGATAATTTGACCGCTTTCGAGAGCTTCAGACAGTATTTCAGATAATCATGGCTATCCTCATACATATTAAGACATAACTGCATGATGTTATCCCAAGTGCTATATTTAGTTGAATCCTGCATCTTTAGCGCATTGGCTAATCTTTTATACTCTCTTAACTCCATGTTTCTCCTTAAATCAAAAAAAGAGCCAATATCTGCAATTTCTTACAAATATCGGCTCTGGCTCTTAGGCTCTGGCTCTAAATCATTAATTTTTCTTCATATTCATATTTTACATTTCCGTATTTATCCGGCATAGGGATTGTTAAAGATACTATTCTCTTTCCGCATCCCGGACAATACGGTGGTGCAAATCCACTTTCGCTAAGTTTCCATCCATAATAAGGTTCGTTTGCGTTATATTCAATTTTCTTGAATACATATCCGTAATGAGCACAGATTGGTTCAAACATTACAGTGGAAGTGGGATCATCTATAGTTTCATCTACCATCATTTCGCATCTTCCCATCCTTAATCACTGGATAATACGCTTTTTTACAGTGCTTACACCAAATCGGCGTATTTTCAATATTGGAATTTTTCTCTATCCGCTGTCCAGTCTTATGACCAGCCGGACAGTAATACCAACTTTCTTTTATCTGCTCCATTACTCTAACCACTCGTTGTCCAAATAATAAAATCCATATACAACCGCTCCAATCAATCCAATCCAGAAAATCCAAAATAAAATTAAAAATACTGTGCCATCAGTTTCAAATCTTTTCACAATATCTTCAAGCGTGTAATCTTTATAGAACGAGGTTCCATCTGGTATAGTTCCGTCTTTAAGGTTTGCGAAAATCGAACCTTTATACTTTGTACTTACTCCGTAATACACAAATCGCACTTTTACGCGTTCACCAGACTCCCAACTGTACACCTTATCTCCTGGAATTGTTTTTATGTGTTTTGAATGAGGCAAATCTATCTTGCCGTAAGGGAATATTGAACCACAAAATTCAATTTCTTTCGCATGTAATGACTCTACATTTTCCGTTTCCCATTCATAATAAACTTCTGTCTCAGTGTATTCATTACCATCAGAATCTGTTTTTGTTACCTCTTCTTCATGACGTTCATATCTCTCTTCCACTTTTTCGCAAAAGATATATTCTCCACCGATTTCTGGACAAGTAACTGTATCAACAGCTTCTAAATCACCATACACAAAAGCATCCCCAACGTTTGTATCCATTCCATAACGGAACAAATCTTCATCTTTAATTTTAACTGCTTTATTGTATTTCTCATTATCGTCCATAACACTATTAGAAATTTCTCCAGAAATCAAAAAGCCAATTAAAAGCATCACGGCAATAATAGATATACTTGCTAAGACTTCACGCTTCGTAATCTCCATTTATTTATCTCCGAATAGATTCTGTGGTGCATCTTCCGACACATCATATTCCAGATATGAATAGGACTGCTTTTCGTAGCCGGTCACATTAAGAAAAATACTTGTCGGAAACTTACGCACGTAACGATTGTACTGCTTCACCTGTTTATTGAAGTTACTTCGATATTCAGCAATCATATTTTCTGTGATTGACAGCTCATTCATTAACTGCTTGTAGTTTTCATTCGACTTCAACTCTGGATATGCTTCACTTACTGCCGTAATAGCTGTAGTGACATTCTCAATATCCCCCGTCTGTCCTCTTCCATCAACAACGGCTTTCAATGTTTCTGCCTCATGTGAATCATACTGTTTCACGCAATCCGCAAGATTATACACAAGGTCAACTCTTCGTTTTTCCTGCACCTTAATGTCCGACTGTGCTGTCTTAACCTGTTCTTCCATCGAGATTGCTTTATTCTGTGAGCTGTACACTCCGATTACACACATCAGAATGACAGCAATAACTCCGGCAGCTACGATTAACGTTACTTTCCAATTACTCTTCTGCATTGGCTATTCCTCCGTATGACAGGTGTTTGTAATCTTTCCGTACACATCTTCATACAGCTCCTGTTTGTCACCGTTGTAGGCGTACTCCGCATAGATACCATCTCCACTGATTGTGGTAGATGCTAAACACTTGTAATTCTGGAGTGTTTTACAGGACCAAACCACAAATACATTGCTTCGGTCAATCTGTACCTCCGGTCTGTTCTTGTGGTACCATTCAACAAGTTTCTTCTGTGCAACACTCTCAAAGTGCGCCATTCCTGTGATAATCATGACTAAGCCTCCTCATAAATGATATCGAGACCATAAGCAACAGCAGCTTCGTGTTCGATCTTACATCCTCTTGCATTCTCCCAGTCTTTACAGAAGTATACTGTGTGGCACAGAGACATATTTTCAAGAGACTTCGCAAGGAAACACAACGGAATCTGTACTACACCGCGCTTTTCCATATTCTCATGACTGTACCATTCATCTGTAAAGAGAGTATTTACGACTTCATACCCTTTTGCCTCAAGTACCTTGATTGCTCTTTCTCTTGTTTCTACTATTTCTTCGTCTGTCTTTCCGCCCATTGGCTGACTTAACATTGCTTTCTTCATCATTAATTCTCCTGTTCCCATCCATCTTGAATCATTTTAGGTTTATACATGTGTTCTGTATATCCTTGTCCGTTGCAAAGGTCGCATTCCACATCATAATACTCGTAATCATCGCAACATTCCCAGTACTGAGCTTTATTGCGCTTCTTTGTGATTTTTCCAGTCCCACTACACTTTGGACATTTATGGATTTTATTTCCCTGTATTTCTTTTTGCAATTCTGCTAAAGTTGTATTCTATCCATAGGTCTTACACAGCCTTACAACATCACATATCTTCATTGTATTCTCCTCGTTCTTCCATAAGTCAACAATCGAAAGTGGTATATAACAACACGGTTGCCATTCTTCAATAGTTTCCTTTGCATCCTCGATTGTTTTGCATATCCAAACTGGCATACCGTCCAATGCATTCACTACTGCATACTGATAATCCTTGTATTTATTCCTAGCAGCATCAAGTGTTAATGTATTAGCATTACATGAGATATTATTCCGACTGCATCTCACCAAATCGAAGATTTTTGCTAAATTCATAAATCGCCTCCGCTGTTATCGGTTCTCTGCCAATGAAAGAACCATCACCACAATAAGCACTGAATGTAATATTGCCAACAGTTACATTTGAGAAAAAAGAAAATGGTATCACTCCAAGTTGTGTTACTTCAAATTTCGGGATAAATTCATCTATTCTACATCCGCATACTGAATGAAATTCTAGGGATCCATTTACTTTCTGTCCTGTTTTCTCAACGTAAGCAGTTAAAAGTTTATTTACCTTAATCATCATTTTTTATTACTCTGCAAACACCCAATCTTCTGCAAGCATATCCGCCTGACTTGCGAGCCATCCCATCTGTACTCCTGATGTTCCAACAAATGCAATAGCCATGTTTCCGATAGCATCATGTTCACAGTTTACAATCTCTCCATCTGCTGTCTTATAAGAAATACCAGTAGCAAGCTGAATGTACTGCTCCTTTCCATTCCAACCTTCACGAGCTACTTTACGTCCTTTCTTTAATTGCTTAATAGCTTCACTGAAAGAAAAAGTTGCTTCGCCACCAAGTGCCGGACAGTTCGTGTCATCCGCAAAAATCCATTCATCGGAACAAATATTGGTAAATGTGTAATCCACACACTCGGTGCTACGGACATCAATGTCATTACCATCTTTTGTATGCATCAGAATTGACTGTGCCGGAATACACCAGAACCAATACCCAGCCCATGATGGAAGTTTTACCTTTGCTCCATGTTTCATTGCTTCAAATGCTTCTTTAAATGTCATTGTTCATTTCTCCTTTCTACAATCCCTCTTGCTCCGCTTTCCATTTCGCTACTCTATCTTTCATGATTTTTCTTGCTTTTTCTTGAGGCATATCTTTTGGAAATGTAGCAACTATCAGAATTCCGTACCCATGTCCCAAAAGTTCTCTTTTAATTTCATTTCTGGCAAATGAATAAAACGGCTCGCCCCAATAGATGTTTCCCAATGTTTTGTAATTAAACTCTGCCTCATAACATAAACCAACATCCTCATTGACACCACATTGAATTTCGTCTGTGTCGTATTCCTCAATTGTAGCTGCGTCACTACAATCTCTTTTCTGACTATTCAGCATTGCACATATCTGTTCAGCTTTCTCTCTGCTTAATGCAACTGTTCGAATGCAATAATCAGAATACTCACCAGATGTAATTACATACACTTTCATTTCATCACGCTCCTTTTTCTCGAAACTGACATAGCCGGACTTGAACCGGCAACCCTCCGGTTAACGGCCGGACGCTCTACCATTGAGCTATACGCCAAAATGCAGAGAACGGTCAAGTAAACTCTGCATTTACTGAATTGAAGTATTGTTTTAAACATGATTAAGGCTTCCCTTTATTCATCATGGTAGAAATCATATTCAGCCAGTGTGACGATAAGTCTGAGCGTCCAGGAGCGACCCTTGGCTTCTTACCGCTATCAAAGCACACATGGGATTGATACCCACAAATTTCACGGTTCTTTCAGATTATGTTTTCGCCTATTTGCATTTCCTTATTCTCTTATGCTCATATCGAAAGATTGCTTTTCAAAACTGCCATACCGCTACTTTAACGAACTTCTTGTGCTATACTCCGATTTCTCGGATTCAAGGCAAATCAGCTTATTGAGAATTTCCAGTTAGTCCGTAGTCTCTCACACCACTCACATCACTGGATTATTTCTGCACCGCAGACGTCTATTTTACGCTGACCACAAGGATTCTGCATTTGATTTCTCTATGATGATACACTGCACGGCGTTGTTGATGGTTTCCATCTTCTCCAACAGAATCGCTTCTACCGGAAAGAATCAGTTGATCCAGTATCCCGAACCAACCTATCTCATCACCAATGCATCTCAGCAGGACTGAAAAATCCATCTGCACTGAGTTAATCATGTTTAAACAGAACGAATAGGTATCGAACCTATGACTACGGTTTTGGAGACCGTTGTTTTGCCAATTAAACTATCGTCCTACGGGGTAATTGGGAATCGAACCCAAACTATCAGAGTCAAAGTCTGATGCTCTGCCATTGAGCTATTACCCAATAAAGCTGCCGACCGGAGTCGAACCGGTAACCTGCTGATTCGTAATCAGCTGCTCTATCCAATTGAGCTATGGCAGCAGATAGTAAATGCGGTTTTTATGTGATTTACTACCAGAGAATGCGATGTCTGTTAATAGTTCCTCGTTTCCAAGAACCGCAAAACTTGAAAAATAGCGGATGTCGGGGTTGAACCGACTTTTCAAGATCATGAGTCTTGCGTGGAGCCGTTCCACTAATCCGCAGTATAAATTATAATGGTTCAATATCTTTTCTCCACAAAAAACCATATGCACTTTTTCTACTTCCGTTTATGCACTCATGAATATGTGCCTGTTTGCTTATATCACCACAAGATAAAGCACATTCTCTTTCAGTTTTATATGAATTTACAATTGTACCATCTTTCAAACATTTATTTATGATGAACTTTGTATTTATTTGTTCAGTTCCAGCTTTTAAAAGTTCTATCTGGTAATCCAACGTATAGTTTTTCGCATGCATTATTAAATAATTATTCACACGCTTATCAGGAAATAGTGTTAATGTAAACTGGCTTCTTCCGATTACTTCTTTGACAGGAATTAAGTAGCACTGATTTTCATATATTGTGCAGAAATAATCTATCTCTTTCTCTGTGTAAGTATTTTTTCTTGCCCCATTTGAAGTTAAATGTGTACTAAGCGTGCTTATCATAAATCCTGTTGTTCTTTTTCTAGCGGTCTTAACTTGTATTTTCTTTAAGTTCCCATCAATGTCTGCAATAAAATCATATTTGCAGTATGCACTAACTGGAACAGACACATTTATGCCACGTTTGATGAATTCCGTCTGGCACGATAATTCTGTTTCAATTCCTTTTATTTCTTTTTCATGCATTCTATACCGTCAACTCTTTCTGATTTAGACTCTTGCATATCCACCAATGCCGAAGGTGCGTTTTTACTGAACTGTCACCTCCCATAAAACAGGTTCCGTGATTTTTCATGTGCATACCCACTACTGTGATCACGTTCGGCTACAGCTTATCGCTGCCAGTTCTCCGAAAAGATACTGAGTTGATTTTCACCTCGCTAGAAATGCCATGCGAAAACTAGCCAAGCATACTCTAAAAGTCAGGCTATCAGCTGTTGCCTATAACTTCACCCTCTGCTCTTCTCCGCTGATTATTATGACCTCCACGGCTTTTTTACATAAATCATTTTCAAAACTCGTCAGCCTCTAAAACAATTTATGCTGAGTGGCAAGGAATGGAGTTGAACCATTTCCTGTTAGTCTTGTTGACGCGCGCTTCTAACTTCTCTTACCGATGAGATACCTTGCCTTAACCGCCATCTGACGGTTAGCAATAATATTTATCGTGCCATGCAATGCACTATGCGGTTATTTAAGGTTCATATCGTTTTACCGCCAATCTACACGCAGCTCTTTTATTCCTCAAGCAGTAGTTGGAGATTTTAGAGTCTTTACTGACTATTTTCCATCAGTTACTACCGTGTCTGCACCTTGAACAGTTACCCAGCCAAATTTGTTTCTTGCCTCAGCTTCTTTCATCCGAATCAGCTCATCCGTAATCGAAGCACTGATGATTTTATTTGACTCAGCTTCAGCCTGAGCTTTCGTAATCTGAATCTGTGCATCTGTTTCAGCCTGAATCTTCTCAGTCTCTTTCTGAACCTTGATTTTTTCCTGTTCAGCTTCTGCTTGCTGCTTTTCTTGTAATGCAGTCACGCGATTATCAATAGCTTCTTTCAGTTTCTTGTCTGGGTGAACATCAATGATTGATGCATCCAGAACTTCAATTCCGTACTTATCGGAAAATTCGCTATTCAGGTAATCAGTCAGCTCAGAATTGAGTTTTGATCTGTTTCCAGAGTAAATATCCATCATGGAGTAATTCGTTGTAATCTCTGAAATTTTCGATTTCAGAACAGGCTTCACGCGGCTTTCGATGATATCGTCACCGTCCATACCTTTGAACTTCTTGTATGTATCTACAAGCGTATCCGGGTTGTATCGATATGACATCTGAAAACTGATTGCAATACTTGCATCATCAGAAGTAGCAACCTTAAAAGAGTCATCTCCCTTGCTGCCCTCTCTCTTGTCTTTCGACATTACCAAGATTTCATTACTTGTTGAGAACTCTTTTACTTTTTTCATCGGACCTACAAAATTCAATCCCGGTGAAAGCGTTTCTTTCTGTACTCCATCCCTATACGTGTAGACTATACCAGTCTGTCCAGTCTTAATCAATTTGCACGAACTGACCGTGAACGCTGCACCGATAACAGCTGCAACCACTACTACCGCGACTATTCCTTTTTTCTTCATTCGTCCATTTTCCTCTCTTTAATTTCTTTTTCTGCTTTCGCATTATCTTTAAGGATTAAAAGTAAGATTTTATTTCCTACCCAAGCCAAAAGCATTCCAATAATCAAAAATACGGTTAAGGCACCTACAAATACTACAAACATCTCAACTCACCGCCTGTGCTACAAAATATAATAAATTTCCAATAGATATTAACAACAATCCTACCGTGATTCCAATGTTGATTCCATCTCTACGAGCTTTCACCATGAAGTACAGCATAGAAGTAAACATTGCTGCCATTATCAAATTTGCAATCAAGAAAATTAAGTTGATTATCATTTCCGGTATTTCCTCCTCATTGGCAAATCGTGACGCTTACGTCAGTTGTTTGAACCAATCGAGTAACATGGCAAAGTGTTTACATTAAATGTTCCAAACGTTCCATAGAAAACCGCAGATGCGTCCAATAAGTTGTCTATGTTTCTCATTTTCTGTTTTAGCATTGAAGTTGGTATTGTTGCCAATTCTTCGACCATATCATCACAGATTAAATATGAATCCTGTTGGATATAAAGTTTACCTGTTGGTGGAAAGCCACCATACGCATATCTTCTCTTATTTTTCACACCCATCGCACATTCTCCTAAAGCGCATTCACGCTCTCAAAAGCTTTTATCATCTTCGGGAACTGAATGGCTATCCAGTCAATAATTGTCTCTTCGTGTCCGAACTGCTTATAATGCTCATAGTTTGCTTGCAATCCACTTTCAGCAAGGAAAGCATGTATAATCTCATGCCGTAGCTGCTTTCGCATCAGTTCATCAAAATCTCCAACTTCATTTACATTGTCGTCCCTGATTCTAATTTCTCTCGATGTATAGTCACAATAACCATCAATATCTTTATCTTTGAATGGTTCCCTAATCACTTTATATTCAGTTCCAAGAATATTTACTGTTGTCATTTTCAAAGCATCTCCTACAGGTATTTGAGAATCAAACTAATAACTGCTATAACCGCAATCACAAATGTAATCATGTAAGTGAATCCAATAATCATAAATAATATCTTCTCACCTGTTTTGTAATTAGTCGTACAAGTAAGCCTTAATTTATTGCTGGCACTTAAAGTATTGAAATACACTCTTGTAATAATAAAAAGTGCTATGCTGATAACTAATAAAATTAAGGTGATTTTGATTAGCATATTATTATATAACTCCTTTTTGTTTTTGGTCGTTATTTTGGGAGGTCAGAGACACCCCGGGGCTCCGCCCCTCACAGACCCCCGCCGGGACCATTCCAATGTCCAACAGTTTCACACCACAGTTATCGAACGTATGTATCTATACGACAAACACCTATTTGTTTAATACATCATACACAATATCTTGTGTCTGTACATTTCATACTACGATATCTTGATTTCTGTATCATTTTTTGATTTAAATGTTAAAATACATCAAAAATCAAATAAAGATTCATCCGCGTCCTGATCTTCCAGCTGATCCGCTCCAATGTCCTGTGCTATCTGTTCAACCGTCTTTCTAGCTCCGGTGATCTGCTCCTGCTCTACTGCTTTCGTTTCTGCCATACCGTAAGCAGCTTTAGCAATGAATATCTTGTTGGCATCCGTACCCTTAGAGTTGCTCAAATTTGACGCCAATCTGCCGGCGCAATACTGTTTCCATTTTTTAGCCGTCTTGGAGTGCGGCGAGGTTGGTCCGCCTCTATAATCTCCATTGATCCATGATGTGATAGTACTAGGATCTATATTAATCATCATGCTGAAGTCATATAAAGTTGGTAATACTCTATACTTACTGCATAATCTCTTGTATATGTTAAATAGATTGTCTAATACCGTAATATCATTATAGTTATTAAGAGGTGTCATATTGTCTGAGATACTCAATAACATATCTGTAAACACTGTATAATCGTATATACTTTCTTTATCTTCCAGATCAGATATATATCTATCTGCTATCTCTGTTATTTGACTTGTATATACTTCTATTCCATCTGCTGTAGTTATTGTATTATCTTTCATTCTGTATCACCTCCGTAAACATTGAACATATAATAGCGGTATATTACGTACATTGTCAATCAAAAATATTCCAGTGATAAATGCTATATCTATCCGGAATACTCTTTATTTACACAATATATTGTTATTTATATTTGATTTATAAGCTGTCGAACTAAGAATTGCTTTTTCTGCTCTGGAATCCTCGCGCGCAGGCGCGTGTATATATACTACTCTTTTCTTCTCTTCTCTTTTCTATTCTTTACTGGGTTACCAAGCGGTATACCAAGATACTTTTATCTGCTTTCAGACATCAAAAAAGACAGCCATTATTGACTGCCTTTTTCTTGATCTTTTTTATTATCTTTATTTTTATATTCTTTTTCATACCACTCTAAAAAATTACCAAACTTTTCTTTTTCTGCTGTCTTTCTTGCTTTTATTGCGTCTTCTTTCTTTTCGTAACCGCCTAAAAAATAAGAGTGCCCTTTAAAAACTATTTGAGCAATCCATTTCTTTGATCTTTTATTGTAACATACCCCTTTGACGCCAGAAGTATTATTACTTGGGATCTTGCCTGTCAATCTCAATACGCTTGTCCCATCAATTAAATATTTTTCCGATATTTTTGATACTTTTTTTCCGTTCAGCTTTCTTTTTTCGTCTCGTAAGCACCCGCAACTTTTAACTAATCCCTTTTTCAATTCATCCGCCGGAACTTCTTTTATATTTCCGCAATCACATTTGCATTTCCACACTACACAGCCATTATATCTTTTTTCCGTAGGCTCCAATACTGTTAATTTTCCAACTTTTTTCCCCGAAAGATCAATTCTTCTTTCTTCATGAAATTTTTCGCTATAGCAGCCACAACTGCGCATTCCTCTATCGATCTTGTCTTTATGCTTCCAGACTTCTTTTCCGCATAGTGGACACTTAACAAGAATCAAAGAACGTCCATTTTCCCTTTTATAATCTAATATTTCAAATCCCTTATAAACTGTACCGACCAAATCCGGTATTTTCATATTTTTTCTTGCCATTTTTTCTCCTAAACAAAAAAGATGCACAAGTAGCCAGACTATCAGCTTTCTTGTACATCTCATGTTATTGTTTATCATGTTTATATATTATCTGATGTCTGTTACTTTTACAAGTGATTTCGTCAGATTTTCCTTGTCTTTTTTAATTATTTCAAAATCAGCTATGATTGGCTCGTCACTTTCACCATTTGCCACCCATACACAGCCAGAATCAAGAAGTTCTTCTTCATCTCCATCGTCAGACTGCCACAGATCCGCAAAATAAATTTTATCGCCAATTTCCAACATTTTACCGTTAAACATTTTTACTTTTTCCATGCCCTATACCTCCGAAAAATTATATTTTCCGCTCCCGCGGTCTTGATTTATTTTAATCTACGAACTGTTCAAGAAATTCGTTTACATCTTCCAGCGATCCAAGCTCTACTTTTTCACTGCTCGGACTATCACTGTAGAAAAATGTTTCGCCATCTTTCCAAAATGTAAAAGAGCTATCACTGTATACCTGAAAAGCTTTTTCGGTAAGCTCGTTCGTTCCTGTAAATTCATATATTTTCATTTTCTTTCCCTCCATTTATTCCTCATAGCGCGAATCAATCAGCGCTAGTTTCTCGTCATAATATTTACGAGCTTCCGAACATCTGAGCTCGTAGTTACTGCCGTTTGCTGGATAACCTTCCAGCTCACACTGATCTGCGATCTCATCGCATTCATCAATGTATGCAGCTTCGAGTCTGCAAATTTTCTCGATGTCTTCTTTCTTGTAGAATCCTGCTTCTACAAGACTTTTTCTAAGTTCATCTATTTTCATTTCCGTTTCTCCTCTCTGGAATCTGTTTTTCTGTTCCTTGCAAGTATTATTATATCACCATTATTTGTGATTTGTCAATCTTCTAATCACTTATTTTAGAGATTATTTTTTCCCTATCTTCTTCCGTTTCTACGTATTTTATTATGTCTCTTGGTTGCATTTCTAATACTGCACATAATCTATTAAGATTATCTAATGATATAGAAGTGTCTCTTTCTTTAAATTTCTTCATTGTAGCCTGTCCGAAAATTCCTGTTTTCTTGGCTACAGTTGTATTTATTCCAATTCTGTCGAGTTCCTTTATTATATCAATTTTATATTCTAGCATTTTTCTTCCCTCCTTATTATCTATAGAAAATATTTTACCTTTTCACTGGCAAAAAGTCAATTTATAATTTTCTCTAATTTTTGTGATTTTGTCATTGACATTCTCTAATTTTAGTGATAGCATATAACCATAGCAAGGAACAAAAGAAAAGCCGACCGGAGCAGCTACCAACTAAACCCGATCGGCACCAATCAAAAGAAAGGTAGCTCCATTATAACAGGAGCAAAGGAAAAAGACAATGAAGAAAATTAAAATTGAAAACGGAAAACTTTATAGCAGTCGGATGCCACTCTGCGAGGGCATTGACGTTTTCGAAATCGTTGAAAAGATTCCGGAAAATTACTTTATTTGGAATATCGGCGAGAACATGGGGACAGATGAATATATCCCACTTGCTGAGGATTTACACCCTGAAGACAAAGACAACTATGAAATCAATTGCAACACGCTTAAAGCCATCAAATTAAGCGTTGAAGACGTCAAACTGCTGAGGCGTGCCACAAATTATGGAATTGTTAGCAAAGCAACAGCAGAGAAAGCATTGAAAAACAAGCGTCGCGGATATATGAGCGACAGAAAAAGAGCTGAAGCAGAAAAGACTATTGATGTATTTAGAAAAATAACAGTTGCAAGCAAAGAAAGCAGGATTTTTGAATTTTACAAAAATGACTTAAAAAAATTAGGTCGGAAACACGGACAAATCAGAATGAACGTTATCGAATATACTTGCAGTTTTCCAAAAATTGATCCTTTTAAGATGGCACAAGATCTTGTTCGTGATGGTTTCAAAGTTGTATTTGACGATTCAAGCATAAGCCAAAAAGAAAACGAACAGAAAAAGAAAAAAGTATACAACTTTTAACAGAAGGGAGTTTTTATAATGATTATCGGAACATTATTAGACGGTCGTACATGCGTGTACGACCTTCCAAAGGAAATAGATACAGTAGAAAAATTTACCTCTCTAATCAGAGAGTACAACGATAAACCGTGGGAGCGTGACGAATTACAGGCGCAGCCAATCTTGACCGGTTTAAACGGTCCAATGTACAACGGAACCGCATGTCTACAGAGCACCGGCGAAGAGGTCACGATCATACGATACGAACAACCGACAGAGTTATAAGGAGGTCACAAGCATGAAAAAATTTGATTTATTTATCGGATTCTTCGGAAACGGTGCTGCAGTCTACAACAAGGCTGTAGCAGAGCACGGAGATTATAAAAAAGTCGCTCACATTGCTGAATGTGGAAAAATAACATGGTACGCAGAACACGGAACAGTTCCAGGAAAAGACCTATTAAGAATTGAACATACCGCCGACACCATGAGCGCAAATTGGGAACACTCTCTTAATCTTATGCCATTAGCGCAGAGATATGAAAAGTTAGCGGACATGATACCGGAAAGCGTATATTTTTATATCGCTAATCTAGGCGGCGACTTAGAAAGAAAAATAAAAGCTATGAAAGATTATATTTACAACAACTAGGAGGGCGAGCAAATGAGAAATGCAACTAAGATGGAAACCGCATACACCTATTCTGAGTGGTGCAAGCTGGTAGACAGACATGGAAAAACAATTTTAAAAAGATACATAAAAAGAAAATTGAGAACAGCGACCCGGTTTATTTTCCGGGTGTCGGTACTCTATCTCGCATATGCTTTTTGCTATGCGGTAGCGTATCAAATCTAAAAAAAGGAATACAGAGCCGGACGTGTTCCGGCTTTTATAATAACCGGAAAGCTAGGAAAGGAAGTGGAGAACATGAAAAAAATTGAAATCAGCAAAGCACCACAGGCAATGAGAATTGAAGCCATTAAAGGCTTGCGCAGTTTTGATGATGTTTGGGAGCTTGACAGTATAGCAGCGGACGCATGGCAAGAAATATTTGAGGGAGTCGAGAAAGGCATATACAACTATGCTTCATGGGATGCCGCGCCGATCACGTCAAAAAGCGGAAGCGTTTCGTTTTTGCGCCACGGTTTGACACGATCAATCAAAGAGCCGGACAAATTACAATTAACTTACATACTTGTTAGGGATGACGAAGAAATTCCGCTAAATGATTTACAAGTGAACCTTTACGAGTTCTTAAAAGAAACACCAACCAACGCAAAAGTTATAGTTGAATAGCAGAAAGAAAAGCCAACGCCGAGCCGGTCCCGGTATTGGCTTATTGCTGTTTATGTATATTCTTTTTGTAGCTGCTTCATGCGGTCATTTATCGCTTTTCTAACGGCATCCGGCATATTATGGAACTGTGGAACAATGCCGAAAAACTCAGACATGACCAGAGCGCCGAATGCATTTGCATCTACTTCCAGTGGTTGCAGATTGTACTGTTCGATACTGATCCGGTCACTTGTCCGATATTCTTCTAGGCTTTCACCGTGGGCGATCTGGTGAGCGTGTCGCAGTTCATGAGCCAATGCAAAGAACAATTCCGGCGATACTGCTATATCATCCCGGATCAATACCGCATCCGGTGTTAGTGCTGCTATTTGCGTGCCGGTGTGCATCCGGTCAGCAGATACTAATTTAATAACCGGCACAGGTATATCTAATATGTCGCAGATTTCGCGTGAAAATTTGATACAGATTTGCTTTTTATCCATGTTCCTGGTCTCCTTACAAATGCATAATATCATGAATCAGCAAAAAAGGGAATTGCATTTATTTTCGCATGGTGATATGCTGTACTTGATTATAGCTTGTATTTGACGATTTGAGGCGTTTTAATATGCAGACAACCAAATATCAAATGTCTGTAAATAGTGTCTGATACAGCCACAGGCGAACGCACAGCACTATTATAAAACATCAACCGGTATCATACCGGGGCACAAAATAGTTTCAAAAAAGGACGCTGAAATCGATCAAAATTTCAACGTCCAGATTTTAGCCCTCTTTATTTTTGGAGTGTGATCTTTTTTTGAGGAAAAATTCCCCGGTCAAAAAATCCCCTAAAAACGCGCCATTTTTGGAATTCCCTGAAAAATTTTATTTTTCTAATTCTTCAGGAAACACTTTTTTCTTAGATATTCTTCGACCGAATACCTCTTCGCAGTATTTTCTGTACTCTTCGCATTCGGCGGTTTCCATGGCTTCCATGGTTGTTTTTCCGTGAGTATTCGCGAATGCCTTGACATATTGCTTATATTGTCTTTCCGCTTCATTCATAACCTTTCTCCTTTGTTCTCGCTTCAATTTCAATCGCATTTCCGTTTCTCCCGTCATTTATTATATTGATTTTTCCAGAATAATCAAATACCAATTCTCCATGATCGTACACTCTGATTCTCCCAGTATCGTTCTGTGCTGGAATCGTCACGACAAAATTTTCTTTCTCCGGTTCTGCTTTTTCCTTGCTATTTCCGCAAGAAGTAGCCAATATTACGAATATAATCACAGCCACGGAGAGCAAAATCTTATGACTGTGCATACTTTTCCGACTCCTTTCTGTGTAGCTCCATCAGCGATTCAAGCTTTCTTTCATCCGATTTCACCAGTTCACCATGCTTTTTCATATCGTTCAGTTGCATCAGATATGTACCGGCTTTATCAACATCTTCTTGCCCGTTCTTTGCTTCATGTCTCCAAAGGTACTTGAAAACATTTCCCATACAAAATGCCACAAAACCTCTTTTCCCTAAAATGATTTTCAGTGCATCGAAACACTCAATGCTTGTCTTTTTATAATGGTCTGGTCTGATTTCTTTCATGTTCTTACCTCAACTTTCCCTCTCTTTTTCAATCTGTTTATAATACCGACATTTATTTTTACAGTAATTCTTATCCTGTCCCATTTTGCATCCGCTGCACTCATTTATGTAGCCGAATTCATCTCTGGATGGCAAAGCAAAGAATAAGATCAGGCTGATTAAAAGCAATATCGGAGAAAGAATCAGAAATAAAACATTAAATAAAACGTCCGTTATCTTCTCAATCATTTTCTCTTCTTCCTCTCTTTTAGTCTCTTATTCCATTCTGCCAGATACTTCTCCTGTTCTACATCTTCCAATTCCTGTCTGGATCCGTATACCGGTCTGGAAAAGCTTTCTTTTGCCGTGTCGCTGTCGCAATGTGCGATCATGCCACCGTAGTGCTGGTCCTGGTCGTGCTTCATCTCTTTTCTGGTGCGTTTATTCATTGCATTCCTCCAGCAGCTCCGGATTGTCATATACATTGCCGACAACTTCCATCTCATTTAACTTGATATACGTGTCCGTAAGTGGCATCGGATAACAGAACGGCTCGCATTTACTTAATTCATCCGTTGGAATCACTTCATAATGCCATCCAATTACACTGTCTATTACTTTTTCGCTTTCCACTTCTATGACGTTAAACTCTCCGAATACTGCTTTTACAAGATCTTTCGGATTGTCGTGACACATCAGGATATCGTTTTCCCATATTCTTTTGCCGTTCTTGTCATGCAATCCTGTATACTGGCAAATCGTATTTTCATCAATCAGGAATTCACCATCAAGGCTTTTATCATTGATATAATTCTTGTCACTAAGATAGCCATGCACCCATGTTCCATTAAGACGCTCGTTACTATCCATTGCATGGATATGTTTCGCTCTAAAAAGTATTTCTCTATTCATAATTTTCCACTACCTCCAACTTTTTCAAATCCTCAATTAACCATGGTTTGTCATCTTCCCATTTGAAATGTCTGTTTCAAAAGTATCAGTCTTCAATTATATAATCTTTAAAATTTTTATCATATAATTTCCTACTTATAATCAATTCTTTCCCATTTACATTTTCAAGAACTAGACGATTATCATTTTCAAACTTGCAAGCCCATAATGAACCTTTATTTATTATTTTTTTGTGTAAAACACTTTCCCCTACTACTTGAAAATCATTAACACATATCCGAATATCTTTATCTCCAAAACAATTGTTGCAATCATTATTACAATTATCTCCAAGTATATGTTCATAGTACCATTCACACGAAACGAAAGTCATTTTATCTTCCCACCTTCCAATTGAAAACAATCTCCATAATCTCTTTTGCATACTTTTCTTTGTTCTTCATATTTTCCACCCTCTCTACCAGCACCCCATGTCGTGTCTATCACCAATTGCATTCGGATTTATCATGTATGATCGTTTTAATTCCGATTCATCCAATTGGTGTTTCAACTGGCTTACTTTTTTCTTTAGTGCCCGATTTTCTTTTAATACCGCCATGAGTTTACAGCTATCATGCTGATCACATTTTGTGTCTTCAGAATAGTTTTCGCACATCAGGCATACTTCTTTTTCAGTCATTTCTTCCACCTCTCTTTTCTCTTAACGATTCATCTCTTAGCTTGATAGCTCTTTTGCACATCTCCATTTTCAATTTCCGATCATCCTCAATGTCTTTGATAAAACCGAGTTTCCTCAGGATTTTGTGAATTAGTGATTCCTTCTTCATCTTTAACCTCTTTTTCAATCAACAGTTATGACCGCCGGATTTACAACGCCGTCACCGTCATATCCATATTCCTTGTTGTGCCATTTTCTTAGACATTCTCCGTATTCCCAACATTGAGAAAGAATACTAACAGCTGCTCCGTACATAAATCCTGTGATTCCCTCTTTATCCGCTTCATAGCTCAGCTGCTTTGCATTATCAACAATAACTTTCATTTCATCATCGTCTGATGCTTTTATCTTCTCTTCCATCATTCCAGCCCATCTTTCAGCATACGTAAAACACGCTCTACCGTATGGATCACTGTTTTTTTTCATACCAGTCTTTATATTCCTGTTCTTTACCTTTTACAATTTTCATCTTCATTCTCCTTTACATAATCCGGGTAATCACTGTTTCTCCTTCCATTTCTTCTCCTTTTCTTCATCAATCCTCATAATTCGTTCCTTTCTCTCAATTGCTTCATTGCAAGTTTAAACGCCAGCATGTACAAATCTAAAATTCCAGTGCTTATTTTTCCAAAATCAGCTACTTCTTCCCAGACTTCCGGATAGTAATCTTTCAAAACATCATAACCAGCATCACTGATTCCATATTCATCGTCAAAATCCACTAGAGAATCATCTATAAATTCGTCCACCTGACATTCATCCCCGTTGAATCCATGTTCCATCATGTATTCATAGATATCTTTCCGAGCCTGTTCTTCATCAAAGTAACATCTGTCTCTGTCCATGCAGTCAATTTTTCCATTAAAATATCCAACGTTACCCGTGAAATGCTCCTCAAATGTCCCGAATCGCATATTATAGTAATTGCTTGCCGTAAGATGTCCAAGATCACCAGATATATGTAATCGGCAATAATCTTCCTCAAAAAGAAATCTGATGCGGTATTCATTACTATCTGGTCTTTTAAAATCCAGAATCTTGATGTTTCCATAATCTGTGAATGTTGCTACATGGTTCTGGAAGTTCTTCTTTTCTCTCTCCAAATCAATCATAATTCATTCCTTTCTCCTTAAAAAAGCGTAAAAAAATACCAACCACCGAATATTGATGGTTGGTAAAAGAATATTTATTTTATTTTTGAACTTATTTCCATTCCAAGAATCTCCTCATTACTTGGTTTTCCTTCTTGGATTTTGTTTAGCAAATCAGTAATCATTTTTTCAAGTTGATCTACGTTATGCGCTAAGCTTCCATCCATTTGAGCTCCGTTTATTCCGATAACACGACCACTTCTCATTTGTTCAAGTTTGGTGCTTATTTCAAGTAGCTCTGATGAATATTTTTCACTGATTTTATACTCCAATTTCTTTTCACTCATTGGCATTTCCTCCCGTACACTTTATACGGAAATTATACCATTCCAACCATCAATATTCAATTGTCAAGGTACTTTCATGATTTTTCTCCACGTTTACAAATATCTAAAGCACAATGCATACATCTTTTGCTCCCAGTCGCACCGAGATAAAAGCTCGTCAAAATCCTTTTCCGGCATGAACTTTATCCCGTAATGCAATCTGGATATGAATTTATATAATTCTTCAAACATTGCTACTCCTTGTATTTCTTCAAAATCTCTGTAATTGCTTTCATGTGTTCCGCTACTTCCGGAAAATCTTCATCACTGATTCTGTTCAAGCCTTGTCTTTTGAACTCATAAAGGTCATATACTCCGTCTCTTATCTGGCAAAATTCCTCCGCCAGCGCATTCTCTTTCTCGGCATTATAGTTATATTCATAGAATTTTTCATGCCTGTCATGGTCACCGAATTTATCTGTCGTAATTTTTGTTCTCTTCGGTGTGATTCTGGTAATTGTTGCCTGATAGATTTTCAAATGCCTAAACTGTGAATGATAACCAGTTCTGACAGGTCTTGCAATACCTACCACATCCCCGACTTTCAATGTGTTTTTGTCTATCTCTTTTAATTCAATGTACAATTTCATCACCTCGCTTCTATTCTTGCCCTTTCATATAACATCCCCAAAACGTCCCCGATCTCTTTCCGCTATGATGTCCGAATAATGGTTTCTGGCCTATGGCTTTCCAAACTTTCTGCGCCGGAATATCCGTTTCCGCCCATTTAAAGATCAACACTCCATCTTCTTTCAGAACTCTCATACATTCTTTGAACCCATCATGCAACATTTCCGGCCAGTGTTCGTCCAGCCTACCGTATTTCTTGGCCAGCCATCCGGTTTTTCCGGCATATCTCAAATGTGGTGGATCAAACACAACCAAGGAAAACGATTCATCTTCAAACGGAAGATCTGTGAAGTCGCACTTTATATCCGGCTTCACGATGCATTTCCTCTCTGCCTGTCCATCTCCGCTTTTCCAAATACCAGTTAGCTCTTCTTCTCGAATATCGCAATATACTGTTGCCGGATGTTCTTTGTTGAACCAGATTGTCCGAGATCCACACGTTACATCTAATATTTTCTTATAATCCATTTTCTCCACCTACGCAAATCTCAACTGTTCCTGACTATCATCAATGCTCATGTTTGGCATTCGCTCACCGGCTTTCAGATACGGACAGTTTGCTTCTACAAGCTTTTCTGCCATGATCGGCACAACACTGTTCCCAATTCTTGCAACTTGCTTTGCAATCGGATATTTCTTCCAGTTGTAATCTCTGTCGATGATATAGTCCTTTGGAAACCCTTGCATCAGCTTTAATTCTTCCGGCTTCAGCATCCGAAGAAAAATGTCTGATATGATATATTGCTCTCCGTCAATGTCCAATATCACATTCACAAGTCCGAATCTATCCTTTGTAGTAATTGTCCCCAGTGGCTTATCAAGTTGCTGACCGCATCCGGCACCGTAATATTTGATAAGAAATGCAGATACCAAACCGAAGTGCCCCGGAGAAGTTGTGATTGTATGTAATGGTTCATCACAGCCTTGACCTATGCCGGTCTTGTAGTATTTCGTGATAAATGCTGTCACAAGTCCATATCGGTTCGATGTATCAATCGTCTTAATTGGTTCTGTTAAAAGCTGTCCTCTTGAATCACCGGCTCTTGTCTCTCCGTGATATTGAATGATGTATGCCAGTGCTTCGCCGTTCCTCACGATATAAGGAGATTCTGCATCGATAATATATTTCTTAATACCGTTTGCGATTCTCTTCTGCGTAGCTTCTGCAAGTGGTTTCTTTCGCTCAAATATCGAACTTCCAAGGTCTAACCAGTCAATATAATCTCCACAAGGTTTCCACTTCTTAAATCCAATGCCGTCAGCACTGTGAGTTTGCTTCGGCCATCTAATTTCTTTTCCATCTCTACGGAATACCGCATACCATCTCTTTCTTGTGGTCGGTGCTCCGTAGTCCGCAGCTACCAGTTCCCGGCACTCGAATATGTATCCAAGACTCTTCATTGCCGTAATAAATTTCTTGTAATCCTCGCCTTTTCTCTCTGGAATTGGATATCCTTTTTCATCCAGCGGACCCCACTGTTGTATTTCTTCTACGTTCTCCATAAGAATTACATCCGGCAGAATAGCTTTTGCGTGCTTATATACCGCCCACGGAAGAATCCGAAGTCCTTTTTCTCTTGGCTTACCGCCCTTTGCTTTGGAATGACTTGTGCAATCCGGACTTGCCCACATAAGAGCCACGTGCCGTCCTTTTACATACTTCTTCAAGTTAACCTTAAAAATATCCTCGGTCAGATGAAGTGTGTCCGGGTGGTTGGTCTTATGCATCAATATAGCATCCGGGTCGTGGTTAATTGCTATGTCTACTGGTCTGCCGAGTGCCATCTCTATTCCTACGGATGCGCCCCCGCCGCCGGCAAATGCATCTATGATTAGTTCTTTCATCACATCCCCCAATCTTGTCTTGTACTGTCATTTCCGGCTACTCCATTCCTCATAGCGGTTGTTCTTCCATTAATCCCGTACATTTCATACAATCCTTTCGTAGCACGTATGCCGTTCCAGTGCATAGAATCTGTTGGTTCATGATAGAGTTTTATAAAATCATCCACGCTATAATGCATTTTTGGATTTCGCTCTGTATAATCTCTTGCCCGGTCTTCACTTCCGTATCCGCATTTCGGCGCAAGCTTTATGAATTCTTCTTTCTTCATCGTGTACCTCCGATAAAATCAGTAATATTCATTTGTGTATTTTCTTCAGCCGCCAACATTTCCTCTTTTGCTTTCCTATAGAAATTCCGATCAATCTCAAATCCAAATGCACTTCTGCCGAGATTTCTTGCTGCTCTCAACGTGCTTCCAGAACCGCAACATGGATCAATAACTACATCCCCAGGATCAGTAAATGTCTGAATCAATTGTTCTAACAATCTCACTGGCTTCTGAGCCGGATGAATTTTCGGAATATCTTTTCCGTCCTTTTCCCACTTGAACCAGTTAAATACCATATGTCCTGTACCTCGAATCGTTTTTCCATTTTCATCAAACTGTGCGCCATTTCTAAATTTTGGAAGTTTGTCCCGGTACAATACCAGTGCATATTCCGTAGCACCTACAATACGCATATTTGCTTTCAATACCTGTGGACTGTAATTTTTCACAAATACAAGCGGTATGTAATTCACAAAGCCATGTTTCTTAGCTGCGTTGATCAGTGTGCTTAACTGTTCAAAACTGCAAAATACAATCATGCACGGAGCATCAGAACTTCTGCCACACTTTCCGGCTTTCTTCGGTTCTTTCTTCAACATTTTTGAGCAAAAATGGAAATACTCATACAGATTGAAATTGAAATCTGAATTAAACGCTGCTTTCTCTGCAAGTTTACTTTTACCGTTCTTATTATCCCTACCTACGTACCACATTGGATTACTTCCGTAGAAGTTGTTTCCGACATTGTATGGCACATCAGCTATAATCAGCTGCGCTGGTGGGATTGCATATTTCTTGTAATTCTGCATTGAATCCCTATAGATATCACATTTAAGTTTTTTTCTTTGTTTCATCTTCTCGAAAGGAGCCGATATATCTTTGCCCGGCCGGAGCTCCGTACTCCTTTCTATTTTTTAGTTGTCATAATTCTTTCTTGCGCTATCTCATAAAAATGTGAATCCAGTTCAAAACCTATAAATTTTCTTTCTGTATTCACACACGCTACGCCAGTACTACCAGATCCCATGCAGTTATCAAGCACCGTATCATCTTCGTTCGTATACGTTTTGATAAGATATTCCAGTAGTGCTACTGGTTTTTGCGTGGGATGTACTGCAGATTTCTGAATATCCTTTGGAAATCTAAGCACAGATCTCGGATATCTCTCTGTACTATCATAAGAAGTTAATCCAAATTCATTGTAATCCGGCGAATCTTTACAGCTCTTTCTGTGTTCTGCCTTGGTCACTTTTCTGCTGTGTCCGGTTGTTTTCTGTGGATTGTATGTCGGTAATTTTTTATAGAAAATGCAAATATCTTCGTGCGCTCTTAACGGCATCCTATTCGCGTTCAGGAACCCCGTAGGCTGCGCCTTTTCCCACACAAGATTGTATCTCCACATTTTTCTATTACTCTGTATCAAGTCTGCAGTAAACATCCCGTTTGCGAACAATACAATCGCTCCATTGTCTTTTATAATCCGGTTATATTGTTTCCAAAGTAGATCAAACGGTATTACAGAATCCCATTTATTCCTTGCCGTCTGTCCAAATGGAAGATCGCAGAGAATCATGTCAATGCTCTTGT